CTAACTCTTGAACTGGTTGATTTTTAAGTTCAATTAACTCTTTTTCTGCTTTGACATCTGCAATAACCTTTTGAATTGCCTGTGATACGTTCAGAGAACGCTTATATTCAACGAAAATGCGTTCTTGGTGTTCTTGACTGCCTATGAGTGAAATATCGCTTAAAACCGTTTTAATGAAGTTATCTACTTCTTCTTTGAGTGATTTCAGTGATGATGATAATGTTACGTTCAACCTCATCATTTCAAATTGTAAGAAGTCCAATTCATTTTTTGTCACTAATTCATTGAAGAAAGTCCTAACTTCATCTTCCTTTTTTTGTTTGATTGCAGATTCAACATCATCAATGGCTTTTTTGAGTTTCGCATCAGCGTCTTGATAATGCTTAGCGATATTTTCTCCGAAAGCTTCTTCAAATTGCATGTAAGAATCATTCACTTCTTTTTTGATTGCCTTACGTGTCGCTTCTGCTAAATCAAATTCTTTTCGTAAAGTTGTGCGAAGTTCTTTGATTTCTTTGACATTTTCATCAGTAACCACTAAATTAGCAAAGTCGTACTGTGATAATCGCTCTTGAACTTTTAACCCTACTTCCTGCATTTTGGAAAAGTCTATAATTGGTCGTGTCTGCAATACTGCAATTTCATTCATAAGTTCTTCCTTTCTTATAAATTAGAGTTGATTCATCAATCACTCCATAATTTGATTGTAAATGATTTTTGACAATCTGCAACAGTTTTTTACGTTCACTTGATTGGTCTAATTTCATATGACATGGCATACACGCCAATACTAAGTTTTGCTCAATACCAAGTCCGCCGTTTGCCCTTGATATATAATGAGCCACAGTGAGCATTTGATAACTACCACAAATGACACAATGTTTATCTCGCTCCATCACTTCCTTTCTTGTTTTAGGTTTAATCTCGGTTGCTAAGGTACGTTTTGACTTGGCCATAAATGAACACTATTAGCATACTTATCGTAATCATAGGCATTAGAATTAGAACGGTGTATTTTAGAATCATTCTTCACACCAATCTATTGCTTGACCACAAACATCACAATATTGATTATTTACAAACATATTCTTGACCAATGTTTTTAAGCGAATGTTTAGGTTGTGTTTATTCATCTGTTTGTTCCTCCCAGTGAGGTTCAATATCATCAACAAGTTCAAGAGTCATCAGCAATCCCATTATTTTTCTGTCGCTTATGTCATCGCCTTCAAGTGCAATTTTTCTATCAACAAATCTGTCCTTGCATTTGATACCTTCGATATTTTCTAGTCGCATAATCAATCTATGAATTGCAACGTTATCCTTTAAGATGTAGGTTACTTTCATTCTTCACTCCAATCTAATTTTTGACCACAATGACCGCAGTAGTTTCTACTTTGCACAAATGCTGTGCAGTGAGGACACTCTCCTATAAGTGTTTCATCATGTTGTTTATAGGGTTCTTCAACTTTCATCGGTGTTGTTTCTGTTTCTTTATTAAACACATGTGCTATAAACTTCATCAAATCTTCTATTTGTCTTGTTTTGAGTGCGTTAAGTTCATTAAGATGAATGATTGTTTGTTCGTGATCAAGTGATTTTGAATGTTTGACTGTTTTTTGATTCATCTTCAAACATCCAATCTTGCCACACCCACGTAATTCCTAAACATATATAACTATCGTTGCATAGTTTTTTAATTACTAATTCTTTTCCACAAAACAATCTCATATCAGAAGTAAACCCTGCATCAAAATCGATATCGCCATCTTCGTTAACTTTGTATTCCAATTCTAAATCTTTCCATTCTTTAACTTTAACCTTATCCCCTACTTTGTATTTCATTCCTTATCCCTTTTATCGAAATCAATTTTTGCCATCCAAACATAGAATCCACAGTAGGCAACCATAATCAATCCCCAAATTATCAATATCAATGTTCTATTCATCTTTTGCTCCTTGTAGGTATGGATCTCCATATTTGTTCACGAAATTATCTTCTCGTGCCATGTCAATGACTTTCATGAATATGTCTTTTGCTACTTCTTTACTGAATCGTTCTTCTAATTCCTTAATCTCTTGCCATGAATAGAAATAACCGAACTCTGATTCTGCGTGTTGATTGTAGATTTCGGTCGCATGATGTGTAATCAATTCGAGGTACTTATCGAATAAGACCTTGTGGTATTCAATCGGAACGTAGGTCATAACCATTCAAACCAATCCCCAGTAACCCAAGCGATAAAGTCCACAACCCATTTACAAGCGATTACTGCTAAAACTGATAGGGTAAACATATTTACGATAAACCAACCTAATAGAAACTCTTGTGAGAAATGTACTGTCATATCTTCCCTTTCCTTTCATCAATAATTCTGTCCCAATAGTCTGCTTCATAATCTTCTTTTTGTTCTTCTTTGTGTTGAACGAAACATTCTTCACAAACTCGATTACCTTCAATTTTTCTGATGCGTTCTTCTTCATCAATCAATTCTTCACAATTCCAGCATTTTAACGTTTCCATTCATCAATGTCCTCTAAATCACATTTTAGAATGACGCAAATCTTCTTAGCATTTTCTACTGTTACTTTTCGTGGACTCATTTCCCACGCTCGATATGTTAGAAGTGAAACCCCTAATTTATCCGCCATTTTTTCAAGTGTCATTCCACGATCAATCCGTTTTATTTTTAATTTCATATTTCTCCCTCGAACAAATCTAATTGTTCAATCATTTCTTGTAGTTTCAAATCTGATAAATGGTTTTTTAACGGGCGCAGTGTATTAAAATACTGTGTTCTCATGTGTGCAATCTGTATTCTCACATAATGTTCAATTTGATTGATAGAACAGTATTTAATATTGCGATAGGTCTTAGAGGCAATAGGGATATAAATATGACCTTCCTTTCTTAATTGACTGATTATATCCCTTACTTGCCTTTCATCACGTGAATGCCTTGTAATGACCTCATACGGATGTTCTTTGATAAATTGAGTAAGTTTATCATTCATTTTTATTACCTAAATCTTGATTGTACACTGTGTACACATGACCGTATGTCCAATCGCCATCATCATCAAACTCAACTTCACTTAATGACACATATTCATTTTCAAGTGTCAATCTACCTTGAACTCTAATGAAACGTTCTTCTGCTTCTTCTTTCGTATCGAATGATTCAGTAACCTCTGCAATATGCCCTTCACGTGTTTTCAAATCAATTAAAAATCCCTTTACTACTTCGTATTTTAGCATTGTGTCGCTCCTTTTGTTTTTTAGTGTTGTCATTTCAATTTCCTCCTTATGCGTATATCCCAATTGCTTTGCCTTCTACAATTACGAACTCAACCGCCGATAAGTCTTGCCCAGCAACCACTCCATTGTATAATCCTTTGACGTAATAGATTGTAGTATTTGCATCGACAACGTGAGCATCTTCTGTATTAAGCAAACCGTCTAATTTAGAAACTAACTTTTGTTCTAATGCTAATTTTAATCCAAATCTAACTTCATCCATGATCTCCTCAATTGTGTATCCTTTGAATTCCATTGTGTTTCTCCTTTTGGTGTTTAACCTTATAACACTATTATATACTATTTTTATAATATGTCAATAACTTTTTATAATTTTTTATATTTTATAGGCAAAATAAAAAGGAGGACTTAAAGCCCTCCAATCAATCCTAATAGTTGTGTGATGACATAACCGACAACCATAATGACAGCCCACTTGATGTAACCTTCCAACTTTTCAATTCGTTTCTCTTGTGAATTAAATCTTTCTTCTAACCTCTTGATGATTTCTGTGTTAGTCTTTTCAAATCCCTCTTGGCCTTTTTTGATCTCGGTTACGTTTTTGTCTATTTTATGTACCTCTGTGATAAGTTGGTCAAGTTTATCCATCATTAAACACTCTCTTTCTATCATGTGATTACTACTCTAACTTTCATCCCATTTTTTTCGATTGTTTCATCTAAAGGTTTAACAACTTCCTTGACCACTTCCTTGACCACTTCTTTAACTGGTAACACAACTTCATTCCATTCATCATTTAAGGCACAATAGACAATTTCGTTCTCATAGACAATTTCAGCCCATTCGTAACCACCAATTTCATTTGTCTTGCCTAAGTACGATAATTCAACGTTAGGAGGCAATAATCCTACACGTTCGCCATTGGGTGTTTTACGATAATTAAGCACAGATGATTTAATTTTAATCTTAGCAGTTCCGTTACGATCAAACGCAATATTAGGCACATAGATTTCCCATTGATACATAGGTTGTCGCATTACAGTATCATTCACGAAGAATACGCTCATAGGTTCAACTTGATTTCTGATACACCATACGTTGCTTGAGTTTTTAACTAATGGATAACCACCACTGTATTTACCTTTAGCGACATTGAGATGAATGTGATTGCCAGTGGCAAAACCAGCCCTTCCTTCTTCATATATCTTCTCGCCTTGTTTGAACTTCTGTCCTACACGATAAGCACTGATATTGTTCATGTGCCACATTACAAACGTTACGAAATCAGTAGTGCCATTTGCCCATAAGACTGCCCTATCGCTTTGAAAACACAAACCATTGCCACTTAAACGATCTTTCCAAACAAGAGTACAATCAAATGGTGCGAAAGCATCTTCAATACCACCACCACTACCGATAATGTCAATCGCCATTGAACCTTTGTGAGAGAAGTTGCCAAACATACCTTGACTAATGGCTAATACTTCCATAGGGAACAATGATACATCTCTAATGACTTGACCCCTTTTCATTCGTTGCCATCCCATTTTTGTGGTTCAAGTGTAGGCTTAGCATTGATTAACTTGAATAATTTTAGCACAGATTGACCACTGTAATACAACACTGAAGTGTATAATCCTAATTCAATCGCACCTTGTATGGTGTAAAGTTCGCCATTGATTGACACTGATAGTTCAGGAAGTAGTGTGCCTAAGTAAACAAGTAATCCTATTGACACATAAATCAATAACGATTTGATAACCCCTGTCTTTAGCACTTCTTTGTCAAAATCGTGTTTGAGATTAGCAAGTGCTATGCCTAATATGATATTACTAATGATTGCGATAGGTAGTCCTATCAATAATTTAATTAAATGTTCCATGTTTATTTTCCTTTCAAGGTAAATTCAATACGTAATTGTGTAATATATTCATATCTAATTCATCAACTTTGCCATCACGATTTAAGTCTGCTCTTATTCTTTGTAATGGTGTATAGTCCATTCCTAACGTGATTCTGTGAACGATAACTAAATCTGTTATAGATACTCTGTAATCGCCATTGATGTCGCCAAATGGTCTAAAAGAAGCGAGAATGAGTAATAATAGAATTAAAGGGATGTGTTTCATAAGTCCTCCTAGACCATGTATGAACCACTAATAAATAATTCGCCTGTTGTGTCCATATTAACGTATGCCCTTGCACCATTAGAACCGAACATTTGCAAGAAAACCTTAGAACCACTAGCCAAAATAAATGCACCTAATTGATTTGAAAATGTTAAGTTTGAAGCAACAACTGAACAAGATGAAATTACAGAACCGTTAGCAAAAGGCAATGATATACCCATGTGGCCAGTACCTGTGTGTGCCGACCAAGATAATACAATATCGAATTTAACAACATTACCATTTTTTGTGTATCTTCCACTTTGAACAGAATATGTGCCAGTACCTGCTGTTGTTTCTCCAGTTAATATTGGTGTCCATGTTCCTTCTTCGTAATCATCTAATGTTCTATTATTTGTCGAACCAGCTCCACTAAAACTAATTCCATCAGAACTTATTTGAGATATATCTGCACCTTTAGCACCAATTAAATTAGCATTGATTAAATCACCTGATACCTTTTCCCCACGAATTGTAGTAGTTGGTCCAACAGAATCATTTTCTGCGACTGCTTGTGTTGTCAATGCACCATTGTTAGTTCCGATTCTTACAACTGAACGAATGCGTTTGCGTGGCGTTGGTAGTGCGGTACCATTAGTCAAAAAATCATCCAAAGTAACTAAATCAGTGCCACTTAATGTTCCAGAGTTATTAAAATCATATACCGCTAAGTCATAGGGTGTTTGTGATTCAAATCCTAATAAAATTCGGTGTAATTTGATTAAATCACTATTATCGTAATCTTTATCAAACAAATCTGAAGTATAAACTAAATCATTCCCACTTATGTCAAATCGACCTATTTTCCCACTATTTGCTGTAATCTTACCTATGATGTCTAAATTTCCATTTACATCGGCAGTGAACACAGTAGTGCCAGCATTATTAAGTATTCTCAAACCACCATTCTTAAACGTAGCATACTGACCGTCAAAGATATAATTGGCTGTGCTTAACTCATTGTTAGCATTTTTATAAGCAGTTGCTTTGTTACCAATCTCAAGTTGAACATTTCTTAGTTCTAACCAACTGGTGGTATCTCCTGTGAGTCCTGCACAATAGATAAAAAAGTCGGTGGTGGAGTTAATTTGTACAGCAGGTGTAAAAGTGTACTCAAAGCGATTCCATGATGTAGTAACAGCAGTTTCCCCAGAAGCAACCAAATTTGAACTGGTTGCCACAGATATAGTCCAAGAACGATTAGCATTGGCGTTTGCTCTGGCTTCAAAAGATAAGGTGTATTGTTTCGTTAAATCAAGAACTAACCCCCGAGTGCTGGCATTTCGTATCCGTGGGTAAGACGGGTTAACTGTCGAATTACCAGTACCACGAACATAGTCGCTGTAATATAAAATATCTGCTCCTGCACCAAGAAACATACCCATTGGTTGAGAACCATTTGACGAACGTATTAAGTTTGTTCCACCAACTTGAACCTTACCAATTTCTAAGTTAATTGCATCAGATGTTTGAGTTATTGTTGAATAATCAGTCAATATTGTATCAACTTGACCACTTGAATATGCACCAACTTCACTCGCTTGTGTTGGTGTTGCTTTTATCCATGCAGACCCATTTGAGCGATTAAGTACGTTTGGTGTTACTGATGTATCAAGCCAAAATCTACCATTAAGATGTGTTGGTGCTGTGTTTTGTTTAAAGACTGTGTTTTCTTTACCCCCTAAGTCATTTGTGTATTCTGTCGAACTTCTAACGGTTGAAGTGATTGCGGTAGGTGTTATTTTTGCTTCTGCTGAATCTAAACGACCATCTAAATTTCCAATATCACTAACGATGGCACTGATTTCGTTGTTTACTTCATCAATTTTTAATTGCGTAATGGTTCGTGATTGTTCAACAACTTCTGTTCTTAACTGACCGATAGCGTTTCTGATTGTAGGTCTGAAATTACCGAACTCTAATTCCATCATTCTGCGTGTGATCACGTTGAACTTGTAGCTTAAAACTTCTGTAAACAGGCTGAACTGTTTTGCCTCAACTTTGATTGTGTCGCCTAAACTTGCTAAAATGACATCACTCTTAACCTTGTAATTCACTCGTGGCTTTTCAAAACGTGATAGATAAGCACCTGCTAAATTATTCAACGTAGTAAGGTCATCAGTATCGAATGACACGATTTTTGCGTATGGTCGGTCATAAACTATGCTTGAGTATATTTTAGTTCCTACAAGTCCATCGTTTCCTCTTGGTGTAAGTTCAGTACATACCATGTCCCAGTTTTCTTCAAAGGAAGATGATTCAAGATTTTTACCATATGCGACAGTGACACCCTTGTCTGAACCGATTGAAGAAACTAAACGGATTTGCCAGTTATCAAACTCTAATATCGCATTATATCGCTCTGCCATGTCAATCAAGGCATCATACAGTGGAACATCAATAATTGAAAAAGATAACTGTGTGGCGATATTTGAAAAGACTGTGAAGTTGTTAGTCTGTGTGTCTGTCAATAATTGAGTCAATGCTTGTGTAGGGTTTAGATTCACAAAGGTTGATAGTTCCACCGAAAATACACGTGAATCATACCCGATATGCCATGCTTCAAACTTAATGTCTTGACCTACCGATATGTTTCTAATACGAAATGCTTGTTCGCCTTTATCCAGTGTTTCTGCCACAATGATGTTATCTTGAATGATAAAGTCTAAAAAAGAAAGTGGCACTCTAACATCAAGATACCACTCACTTTCGTTTCTTATTTCATGACAATAAATCGGCTCGAGCGACTTTAGGCCATTGCTTGTGAAGATTGTTTCATCTGCGTTGAAGATTCTCATAGCCATCTACTCACTTTCGTTAATTCTATGCTTGTGACTGTTCCAGTCCATGAAATTGCGTTAATTCCAGGTTCTAAGATTGGGAAGTCCCCGGTCATTCTTCGATTCTTCAAGACACCCTCGTGATAAGCATCTTGTAAGAGTGAATCAATAATCACAAATGGTGTGTCAAAAATATACGTGAAACTTCGCCCATCAACTGTAACTGTAACTGTGTCACTACCAGTGATTTTCAAGATTGGTCTTGAATTGACATTCCCCTTGTTTGTGACATTCCCTGCAACTGTTAGAACTGTGGCAACTTCGCTATTTTCATACCAGTAAGGCGATAAGATCATAAACTCTATACTAATCACTCGATTAGCAACACCTCGTGAGAATCGCTCTGGTTGAAGTTCCATATCACAGTGAGCCACAATGTATCTCTCTGGATTGTCGCTAAGAATCAAATTCCCTTCGCCATCAAGCCATGTGTAAATGTGATCTAAATCAGTTGTGTCAAATAAAACAATTTGCGTTTCAATCGTGGTCGGTAAGTAACCTAGTTTTTCAATAACTGAAGTATCAGCACCTTCGACTTTCGTGATGCGTGTTTCTTGCTCTGGTTTTCTTCTAATAGGTTCACGTGTAACCGTTCCGTAAGTAGTGGCATTTATGCCTTTAAACTCAAACATTGAATACCCCCTTAGCGAATCTCATATCCACGAACTCGCCCACTTCATTTTCGCCTAATACCACTTTCATACCACTGATTGACTGTGCTAATTCTCTGCCTAAACGTTTGTAATCTATTTCTTGACTCGGCATTAAATCTCGTAGTTTGTCCAATGGTGCGATAACTTCTGGGTTACTTCTTGCGCCTGGATATTCCCCAACATTGACAAGTGAATCGCCATAGACTAAACCACCCATAGCCAATTTAGGTATATTAGGGATAGCAATTCTAATCTCTGGTATCTTGCCTGTGATTTTACCGATAGTTGCGTTAAACCCTTTGATAAGCAGATTGAAAGGCGATAGGAACGCTCTAATCATTGTGTTGATTCCATTGATGACAACATTAACCATACCTATAAACATGTTCCCTAATCCCTTAAATGAAGTCCCAAGCCATTTTGAAACTTTGTCCCAGTTCATCCACAACAACCCAATAACAGTAATCAGAGTACCAATCGCTAATGCAATCAATATCGCTGGGTTTGCCGCCATAACTGCGTTGAAAATAGCCATGACACCAGTTGAACCAGCAATAATAGTCTTGAACAGCCCAAAGATTGTTGTGATTGTTGAGATGATTTTAAATGCCACAAAACCAGCCAACATACCAGCCAATAACGGAAGTATCCAATTGATATTGTCACCAACCCATGTAATCATATTGCCTACTGCGCCTAGAACCATGTCGAAGGTCGCTTGAATCTCTGGCATGTGTAACATAACCCAATCTAACATCTCTTGTGCTTTTGGAAGAAACTTTGCTCCAATTTCCATGCCAGCCGCACCTAATGATTTTTTGATGTCATCTAAGGTATCTCCGAAAACTACACCAGCATCAATGGTTTCATCTGACATGACTAAACCTAAATCATTTGCTCTGTTTTTTAAATCTTCTGTTGATTCTGCGGTTTGATTCAGTAATGGTGCTAATTCAGTGGCACTTCTGCCTAATAGGTCATTTGCGAGTGCGGCTCGTTCCACACTGTCTGGCATTCCTTGAAGTTCTTGAATCACGGTAGCAAAGATTTCATCACGTGTTTTGCCTCGCAATTCATCGGCACTTAATCCTAATTTACCGAATGATTCAGTCATTTTTGAACTGCCATTAAATAAGTCATCAACTGCGTTGGTCATGGCTTTGAAACCACCTTGCATGACATCAATTGATATACCATTTTGTCCTAAAATATAGTTCCATTCTTGGAACGCTTGTCGGCTCATACCAATCTTTTGCGATAGTTTATCAATGCGATCAAGTGACTCTGTGGTTTTCATAACTAACCCACCTATTGCGGCAGTGCCAGCACCAATACCCACTGCGATGACCTTACCAGCATTTTTGGCCATAGTGCCTAGTTCATTGAGTGCCTTATCTACTTCTTTTGCTTCTTTTCGCACTTTGTTTAGGTTTTTTACCGCTTCTTCATCTTGTATCAAAATTGAACCAAACAGTTTAAATAATTCCATACTCTATTCCTTTCCCAAGATGTCAGACATAATTTCATCCTTACTCTTGATTTGATTTTCATACTCAATCTGCGGCCGAAGTCGGCTATCAACGTAATCTGCGAATGATGTTTGTTTGCTCTTTTCAGTGTGTGGCAAGAAACCTACCCATTCACGATGCAGTGCTTCTTCTTGTCGCTTTCGTATAGCCATGTCAGTCAGTTTAATACCTTCATCAATGTCTAACCCTAGAACAAACTCAACGTTGCTATATCGTTCGCATATCACGTCATATAACTCTATTCTTCTACCGCTCGTGTAAAAAGCTTTTTAAAATCTTCACTTTGAAATAATTGTTTGAATAGTTCCTTTGATTCAGGTAATGATAAATCTTCAATCTCTTTTGGGGTTTTTTCGAATAAACTTGCCAAGAAGTCAATAATTTCTTTCTCTGCCATGTGCCATTTTTTAGCAAGTAACATGAAGAATTGACCACCTACATATTCTGTACCCTTCTCTTTACCTTCCTCGACAACTTTATTCAAATCGGTAGTTAGGTTGGTTTTATCTAAGATTTTTGATAGTGCGAAACTATCTTTAAATGTGATTTTTCTCATGGATTGTCCACTCCTTTAGTTTTAAAAAAAGAGGGAAGTCGAAACTCCCCTTATCTTGCAAAATCTACACTCCAAGGTGCTGTTTCTCTTGATGCTTCTAAATATGTAGCGGTAAACTCTAAACTTGGTACTACTTCGTTCTTGTCTTCAAGTGACCATTCAAGATTGCCCATGTTGATTGCATCTTTAACAGTGATCACGACTGCTTTACCATCTTTGGTTTTTCCGGTCCACACCACATCATTGTAGTCCCCTGCCACGATAGATAATGTTGAAGTCATCACATCAGTGGTTGGTGTTGCTGTTGGTGTTGGTGTGATTGATACACCTGGATAGTATTTGGTCATGTCTGCTGCTGTGAAGAGTTCTAAAGCATTAACAGTCAATTTAGCGTTCTCGCTATCAATCACTTGTCTGCCCTTTACGAAACCCTTATCGCCATCTGCTTCGATGTTTCTGATTTCACGTTCGACTGTAAATACTGAACCACCACGAGTTAAACCGATAGGAACTGCGTTTACTGTTACCACTCCATAACCGAGTAAGATTTTATCTGCTGTTGCCATTCATTACTCCTTTCTTAAAAGTAAGTTCTTGCTGTATATTCTATGCTTATCATTTGTGCTTCAATCAAATCTGCTGATGAAACAAATTGTCTGTTTGTTCGTGTAAAATGTGCGTTGATGCCTGTGTCTTTGATGACCGAATCATTGAGAGTGTCAATACTGTCTGCTAAAGTTTCTATAACCCTCACAGATGCGTTTGTAGCTTCAAAGATATCAATCGTAACCATATAGTCATTTGATGGATATGTGTCTGTCACTGCCCTTATATTGAATACCACATAAGGAAACACTGGCGATGTCGGAGGTTTGTTTCGATAAACTCGACTGTGCTTTGTGTTTAGAAAAGCGAGAACTTTGTCTGCGAGTAAGTTTGTGTTCATCGTTTACCTCCTATCTCGTTTAGTGCTTCTGCGATGAGTTTGACAATCATGTCTTTATTTCTCATGACTGCTGGTGTTAATGGTTCATTGTTTCTGTCCATTACGAATGGTGCGTAGAACATTTTGAAACCAATTTGCAGGTCATTTTCTTGTTTTCTCGCCCAATAACCGAGTGATCTCGACAAGTGTCTGCCTCTACGGTCTTTATAGTGGCTTTTTAACGTTGGTCTAATGTCCTTGACTAAGTTAGCACCGATAATATTCAACACTCGTTGTGGTTTTTCTCTGATTTGTTCAATAACCTTGTCGAAGTTATCTTCTAGGGTAAATGGTTTTTTAGCCATTAAGATTTCTGCTCACAATTAACTCTGTGAACTCCCCTTTGTCATACGTTCGTATTACACTGTAATCAACGTTATTGTATTTCAAGACAGTTTGACCATTGTATTCAAGTGTGCGAATTTCAAACATCAATTCAGGTTTAAGCCCAGTGTTCATCGCATTATAGTATTCAGTTTGTCGAATAGATAGTCTGTTCACATATCTTTTAACTGAGGTGTATGACAATAATGTTTCGCCATTGACTAGGGTTTCAACTGGTGTGCCTAGATAAACTACATCAGCCCATCTTGCCATAGTCTGTACTCACAATCAGATGTGTTTTTAACGAGTTATAGGCGGCTAATAGCAGTAAATGGTCTTTGTTGTCAAACCCAAAATGCATTTTACAGTAGGTCGCCACTGCCCTCTTAATCAATGTGTCGCTATCGATGATTAGTTCTACACGAACACCACTTAGTTTCAAGTCTGCTTTAGCACTGTCAATCAACTCTTGTATTTCCGCATCAAATTCGTTCGAGGCAATCCGTAATATTTGTTTAATGTATGCTATCATAATGCCTCCTTATAGGAAGAAAGGGAGGTTTCCCTCCCTAACTGAATTAAATTAATCTCATTGTGAAAACTACGAAAGATTTAGCATTAGTTAGTTTGCACTCAAAACGAGCATAACCACTAAAGATGTCGACATGTCGTTTAACATCTCTGTCAGTTTCAATCATGATATCTTGTACCATGTTACCGATAACTTTCTTAGGAGCGCCGATTAGGAATACATTATCTGCTACTGCATCTTCAACTTTAACTGGGCTACCTAGTAACATTCCTGCGACACCTTCTTGCATTGAAGTTTGGAAGATTGGGCGACCAGTAGAATCAACGATTGAAGTCAAGTAAGAGTAAAGAGTGAATTCATTACAGTAAACAACTTTTCCTTTTGCTTGTTTGAGTAGAGCAAATAGTCCGTTAAGTTCAGCAAAAGTTGTAACTTTGACTGCTGCTGAAGTTTTCTTATTGTCTGCGTGAGTGTCAGCAGTAACTTGAGTAACAACTTCTTTAGCAAGTGCAGCGCCCAAGCGTTCTGAGATTTCTTGTACAAGGTACTGTTCCAACGCTTGACCATTCATTTTGCTTAGTGCGTAAGAAATTTCAACGAACTTAGCGAAGTCTTTACCGCTTAATGTAACTTTAGCAAAAGTGTTTTGTTCTGCCGCTGGTGCGACTCCTTGTTCTGTAACTGCTGCATCCCCTGCTGCGATTGCGTTGTGTAGGGAAATTTCAAGAACTGAACCAGTGCGGTAAAGTGTAATATCACTCAAGATTGGATGTTGTTCTTCAATGTTGCTGAAGATCAGGTTTGCAGTTTCAACTGGTAATGCACCGCCAAAGTTTGCAGTAGTCGAGATAAAACGTTGTTCAGTTTCGTTTAATGTTTCTCCAGCTAATTTCTTGAAAAATGCTGAACGATATTCAGGTGTTGCTAGGATATTTTCCATTTTTTTGTCCTCTTTTCTTTCTTCGAATTGTTCTACAATATTCGGTTTTGTGGTTTCTTGTGCCGCTTTAATTAGGGCATCTCGCTTTTCAGCTTTTGCGTTTAACGAATTGCGTTCTTCAATCAGATTGTTAATTTCTGTTTCGAGTGATTCTAAGTCCGCTTCTGGACTATCAATCTGTGAACGTAATTCAACTAAACGTGTGTTAATTTCATTTAGTGTCATTCAAGACCTCCTTCAATTTTCAACTTCAATGCCAATCTTCTTCGTTTCTCATCTCGTAGTCGCATCTCTATGCGTTCTTTTTCTGCCTCTGCTTCAAAGAATGAACGAGCCGATATTGAAGTTTGCTCATAAGCTGGGAATGTAACCACACTCACATCAAATAAGCGATCTATCTCAAGAATCTTACGAGTGCGAGTTGCTTTGTCATAAGAGTCCTTGCGAACAGTGAATGAAAAAGACATCTTGTCATAGATGCCATTTTTAATATCCGAGTAAATTGAAGGACCTTTAGAACTCTTTGATAAATCTGCTCTTGAGTAAAGTCCATCATCTCGAATACTTAATTCCAATGTGTTGTTTCGTGTTCTTGCACCTGGTGTTCCCTCGTGGTTTTCTACAAATACAACATCTTTCATGTTTGCGTTGTTGAATGCGTTTCTATCTATAACTTCATAGTATTTAATGCCATCCATTTCAAACAATACTGTCGGTTGTTCAAACACTACTGCTCGACCTTCAACGATTTTGTTTTCTTCATCGACCACATCAAATTCAAATGCTCTGTATTGTCTATCGTTACTTATCATCTGTTGTTGCCTCATCTTTCTTTCCTAACTCGCCATATTCCAAACGAATCATGTGAACATCGCCACCTTCGACCGAACTCATATTAAACATTTCTCGACCATCGTTGATTGTGAACAACCCTCTATCATAACCTTGTGTCCATAAGTTCATCTTAGTTGCGGTTGATGCGTACTGTAATCTTGAAGATTCCCACACTAATTTTGAACCTTTGTTGATTTCGCTGATATTGAAAATCATATTGGTCATAACTTGACTTAACTCAATTAAAAAAGGTTCTAATTCGCCTTCGTAGTATGCTTCCCATTCTGATTCAGTAGCAGTATTCTGTAAGATTCTTTGATTAGTGCCGAAGTAGTTATAAACATTCTCGTTAATCAACTTCATTTGCTCGGCATCAACTGTGAAAGGTTTTGAATCCACCTGTTTCATGTCGGCATATTTATTGTCATAAACGAAAATTCCACCATTGTTGTCAGTGGTTAAGTTAATGTTTCTCAAACGCTCTTGTTCTATTTTGACATCTTCTGGTTTCAAGATACTGGCTAATTTTGCCATGAATCGAATCGTGGCCGACTGTTGAACAGAGTTCTTAATCGCTTGATCTTGGGTTGTCAGCAAGTCCATTGTCGCTGTGATTGGTGCGTTACTTTCGCCATACAGTTCTTTTCGATAGAAACTCTTTCTTAAATGCCCTACTTCGTTGTATGGAATAGAGTATTTTTTAGGTGTAGTATCGTGAATCGTGTACGTTAGCATCAATTCGCCATTGACTGTGTGTATCTTGGTGTCGGCTGCTCTTACTGGATAGAACCCTATGATTCGTGCCGCTGTTCTGTCCTCGTATTGAGGAATAATGAA